AATACCCAACCCGCGCGCCGGGTGCCGCGCTTCGTTCACGTTTCGGGAAGCAGAATCGCCAAGACGATCAGGGCACAGACCAGAACCGTGACGACGTAGCAGAAGATCTGCAAAGCCCGAAGTATTCGGTGGGGTTTTCTCTCGGGCTGGCTTGGCCGCCTTGGCCGTCGCAGTGCGTTCGGGTCCGATCGCTGCATGGCGTCGGGCCGCGGGGCCTTGGGGGCCATCAGCGCTGCCGTCAGGTCCTCGATCGGGATGATCTCGCCATCGTCGCTGAAGGCGGTCTCGATTCGGTCGATGATGAAGGTTCGATCGTCTTCCCGTGTATGGCAGTAGCCCATCACTGCCCGTGGCCTGTTCTTCACGACCTCGACCCGGTTGATTGTGATAAGGCGCTCGGTGTCCTGGTTGAAGGCGTCCGTGTAGCGGATATTCAGCGTGATCGGCGGTCGGACGGTCTGTTCAGGCATGATCGGAAATCCCTTGTCGTGGTGATGCGTGGCAAGGGTGCGCGGCGCGGCGGGTGCGATCAACCCCGCCGCGCCCCTTGTTTCAGAGACAGGCGCGGCTGGGGTTCTCCTTCCCCGTTGGGCGGTATCCCGGGGGCGCCGTCGCCGCGCACTGGCCACCGCAAGAATCCCGGTCAACGGGATCGTGCCCGGTCGAGCTCTTCCTCCCGGTTGGGTTCGGGCACGTATGCCCCTGCCGCGTCCGTTGCCGCGACAGGGGCATCCCATCTGAAAGGGCAGGGCACATGAGCCGGCATCCATCGCTGGAGGCGCGGGACGAACGCGATCTGCGCATCCTCGAGATGCACGTGGTGGAAGACCTTACCGCGCTCGAGATCGGCAATCGCATGGGCATGACCAGAAATTCTGTGCTTGGCGTCATGCACCGAATCCGGACGGCCGACGCGGTCGAGAGCGACGAGATCGTGGATGACGCCTATGCCCGCGGCGGCGGCACGCTGAACGGCGACTGGCACTGGTCGAGCCACGGGTGTGCGCTGCGATGACCGCCCAGCCCGTCCGCACCGGCCCGGTGACCGAGATGCCGCTGGACCCGTGGGTCGTTCGGGTCATGCCCGCGCACGAGGGCGGCCCCTGGCTGCAGATCGGGCAGCACGATGCCGGCGGCGCGTGGCGGCAGTTCGCCTCGATGCCGGTGACGCAGGGCCTGGGGGCGCAATTCAGCGCGCTGGGCGACGTGATCGAGGGGCTGGAGCCGTGAGCGCGCGCTGTCCCGTCCATGCCGCGCGCCTGTCGGCCCTGTCGCTGGCGATGGCCGCGCGCTGCGGGTCGTTCGATCTGCGCGAGCTCGAGGCGCTGCAGGACCGGATGCGCACGGTGGACGATACGCCACTGTGCCATGCGATCGACGCGTTCGCCACGCGGATCGAGGTGGACGGCACAGGAGAGCTGGCCCTGCACGCGCTGGGCACGGAGCTTCTCGACGCGGTCGAGCGTGCCGCGAGGCCCGATCCCGTCGATGCGGGCAGGAAGGATATTCATGGCTGATCCGTCCGCAGTAGCGCCCGCGTGTCCCGTCTGCGCCCAGCGCGCGCCGCCGCTTGTGCGCGTGGTGCTGCCATGGCCGCCCAGCGCGCTGTCGCCGAATGCGCGCGTGGACCGACGCGCGGTGTCCGGTCTGCGCAAGTCCTACAGGCACGACTGTGGGTGGCTGGCACGGAAGTTCGGGGCGCGGAACCTCGCGGGGCGGCGTTTGTCCGTGCACCTGCTGTTCCGTCCGCCCGACCGCCGGCGGCGCGACTGGGACAACCTGATCGCGACGATGAAAGCCGGTCTTGACGGTCTGGCCGACGCGCTGGGCGTCGATGACGCCGAATTCCGCCTGTCGATGGATATGGCCGCACCGGTGAAGCACGGCGCGGTGGATGTGACGATAACCGAGGTGCCTTCATGAGCCACGAGGCGACCAACTGGGCGTTCAAGCAGCGCGGTCTGGGCCCGGCCGCCAAGCTGGTCCTCATGTACCTGGCGGATCATCACAACCCGTCCTACGGCTGTTTCCCGATGCAGGTGACGCTGGCGCACGAGTGCGAGATGAGCCGGTCGAGCATCAACAACCAGCTCGCGAAGCTGGAGGACATGGGGCTGATCCGGCGTGTTCGGCAGATCGATGAGCGGACCGGCAAGCAGCTTGCGACCCGCTACATCTTGGGCTTCGAGAAAGAGTTCGCACAAGTCCCGTGTCCAGATGTTGGACACGGCGAAACCGGAACGGAAGAGGAACATGAGTGCGATCCGTGTCCAGATACTGGACATGGCTCCGTGTCCAAAATTTCGACATCCCCGTGTCCAAATTCGGGGCAATCCCGTGTCCAGAATTTGGACACTAACCCTGTAAGGGAACCTCTAAAAGAACCCGTAACGCGCGTGCCCGCGCGCGAGGGTGATTTTTCCTTCGACGATTTCTGGGAGGTCTATCCGAGGCCGGTGGAGCGGGCTGCTGCGGAGCGGGCGTGGCGCGATGCGATCAAGCGGGGCGCCGACCCGGCGGCGCTGGTCGCGGCGGCCGAGGCCCTGGCGGACGAGGACGTCGAGGAGCGGTTTCGCAAGAAGCCGGCCAACTGGCTTCGGGACGGCGGCTGGGCGGACGGCGGCGCACCAGGCGCGACTTGCGCCTCGGGGCGGAGCGCGGCGCCCCCGGCGACGCTGCAGGAGCTGGCGGCGTTCTGGGCAGCCAAGATCCGGGCCGGTGTGTTCGTCGCGCCGTCGGCGATCAGGGCCGAATTGGCGCGGGCCATGATCGAGGGCGGGCATGTCGATCGTGCGGACCTGCGCAAGATCGGAGTGCACGTGTGATGGCGGGGAACAGCACCGGACGCACCGGCACCGCACTGGCGAGGCTGCCCAACAACGCACCGCATCCGGACGCGAAGTATGCCCGCAGCCTGCCAGCGCGCACGGCATTCCCGCTTGCGGATTTCGCCGTTCGCGATGGGGCCGACGTCCGGCTGCCCGAGGTGGTCGAGGACATCGCCACGGTCATAGGCCGTCATGCCGCGATCCGCATGGTCGAGGCGGCGCGCCAGACAGGAGCCCGCCCAAGGCGGCGCCAGGTTTACATCCCCAAGCGCGTGCACGAGGCCCATCCGCTCGCGTCCATGATCGGCCTCAAGGCGGCGCGGGCGCTCTCCGTCACGCATGCGCACATGGTGGTCGAGCTGCCGCAATGCCGCGAGCTCGTGCAAGCCTACGAGGCGTGGCTGGCGGCGCGCTGGCACGCGGAGGGCTGGACGGTGCCCGAGATCGCCGTGGAGATGTGCCTTTCGGAGCGCGCCGTGGCGGCGATGATCGCGCCAGAGGCGAGCCGATGACCGGGTCTTTAGCACTGGACGCACGACACGAGAACGCGGCGCGGAGATCGAGGACATGGCGGAGTCTCATGACACCACCGATGATTGAAAGCAGCGATCGGGGCTTCACGATTAACAAAAGCCTTGGCTGGGGCATGTTGGTCACGATCGTCACGGTCGCTTTCTGGTTTGGCACCCGGGACGCGACGCAGAGCAGCGCCATCGAGGCGCAGACGAAGGCGCTCAACGCGCTGGCAGCTCGGCAGGCCGAGGATCGCCAGGATATCCGGTCCAACCGAGAGGAGTTGGCCGAGGTTCGCCGGGGATCGGTCCGCATGGAACAGCGGATGATCGCGATCCAAGAAACGCAGGAAGAGGCAGCGCGGTCGCTCGGGGCGGTTGAGTCGTTCCTAAGGAACTATCTAGGGGCGGCACAATGAAATCGCAGCGTTTCGAGGCCTGTGTCGGGATCGTGCTGGCGCATGAGGGCGGGTTCGTCGACCACCCGGATGATCCGGGTGGCGCCACGAACTTCGGGATCACGCATGGGACGCTGGCCGCCCATCGGGGCAGCGCCGTCAGCGTCCGGGACGTGCGCGAACTGACGCGCGCGGAAGCAAAGGCGATCTATCATCGAAGCTACTGGAAGACCGTGCAGGGCGACGATCTGCCGGTTGGCATCGACCTCGTCGTGTTCGATTTCGGCGTCAATGCCGGCGTGGCCCGGTCCGTGAAGCTGTTTCAGCGGGTGCTGGGTGTCGACGCGGACGGCATTGTCGGGGAGATGACGCTTGCCGCCGCACGCGCGGCTGATCCGAGGGACGTGATCGTGCGGTTCGGCCAGGGCCGCATGGCGCATTACCGCGCCTTGAAGACCTGGTCGAAATTCGGACGCGGATGGACCCGCCGTACCGAGGGTATCGAGCGCCAGGCGCTATTGTTCGCATCGGGCGCCGAGACCGGGGCCGAGGACATCGCGCCGATTGAGACGCCGAAGGCAGACGACAGGCCCAGCGTGAAATCCCAACTGCGCACAGAGCTGCGCAAGATCGTCACTGGCGGCGCCGGCATGGCGGCTTCCGTTCTTGCCGCCTCTGGAAGTGCCGCCCAGCCGGTGCAGTGGGCTCTGGCGGGCGTGATCGTGGCGGGTTTCGCTTACCTGATCTGGCGCACATGGGACGTGGAGGCATGATCGAATGGCTGATGGGCAAGAGGCGTTGGCGCTGGCTCGCGGTGATTTTCGGATTCGCTGCGATGTTGCTGCGCGACAGGGGCATCTATCGCAAGGGGCGCAAGGATGAACGTCGCGACCAAAGGGTGGGGGACCTCGAGCGGGCCGAGGACATGCGGCGCAAGGCGGACGTGGCCCGGGCTCGTGGCGGCGGCGATGATGACGAGCAGCTGCGCGGATACGGGCGGCTCCGCGACTGAGGGGGCCATATGCGGAGAGCTTCGCGCAGACCTGCCGACATGGTCGACGCAGGACACCGCGCAGTCCCGCACAGAGGGCGCGGCCTTCCTTCGAGTTTTCGATGCGCTGTGCGGCGTGTGAGGCGCGGCGAACGGGTCCTTCCGAGGGGCGGGGGGCCTGCGGGTAGGGAACACCGCAGAATTTTATTTGTGCGAGGCCGCAGGTTGATCGGTCATTAGAACCCTGAGAGGCGCGCGCCATGTCTACCCGGAAGGGCCGGGGCCAGATCCTGAACCGCACCAGCATGGCCGACTACCTGGGCATCGCGATGCCGACGCTGGACGAATGGGTCCGAAGGGGCTGCCCGGTCCGCGAGCGCGGCGGCCGCGGAAAGCAGTGGAAGTTCAACAGCGCGGATGTGATCCGTTGGCGGGAACAGGACATCCGCGAAGAGCGCGCTGCGCTGTCCGCCAACGACCACTCGATCGACGAGCTGAAGAAGCGCAAGTTGGCGGCCGAGGCCGAGCTGGCCGAGCTCGACGCCGCCGAACGCCGTGGCGAAGTGATCCCGGCCGACCAGGTGGAACGGGGCTGGATGCTGATATCCGGTGAAGTCCGGGCGACCTTGCTGGGAGCATTTCCACCACGGCTGGCGCGCCGGCTCATCGGCGTCGACGGGGAAACCGCCATCAAGCGGATCGTCATCGAGGAGGTCGAGCTGGCGCTTCAGGTTCTGGCCGATGCGGATATCGACGAGGTCCTGGCGGCGGATGCGGAGCCTGCCGAGTGACCAGGTTCGACGCTCCGTGCCGTGCCGCGGTCGCGCGGGTGATGGCGCGCATGGCGCCGCCGCCCCGGCTTCTGCCGTCGGAATGGGCCGAAAGGTCCGTTTACGTGCCCGTGGGCAACGCCATCCCGGGCCTGATCCGGTTCGACAACGCGCCGTACCAGCGCGAGCCGCTCGACATGACCATCAACCCGGACTGCCACCGGATCACGCTCATGTGGGGCGCTCAGGTGGGAAAGACGATGCTCGCACTATGCGCGCAGGCGTATCGGATAGAGCAGCGGCCGAGTTCGCAGATCATGATGCAGCCCTCGCAGGGCGACCTCGAGACATGGCTCGAGACCAAGTTCAATCCGCTCGTCGAGGCCAACGACAAGTTGCGCGCACTGATCGCGAAACCGCGCGGGCGTGATGGCGTGAACAACCAGAAAATGAAGTCCTATCCCGGCGGCTTCATCATGTTCTCGTGGTCCGGATCGCCGAAAACCATGCGCGGACGGTCCGCGCCCTTCGTCGTTTGCGACGAAACTGACGGCTATGACCGGACCCACGAAGGACACCCGGTGGGACTTCTGTGGCAGCGGGCCGCGACGTTCGGTGACCAACGCCTTCTGATGGAGATCAGTACGCCGACGATCAAAGGCGGCAGTTGGATCGAGGCCGCGCACAACCAGGGCGACGGGCGTCGCTTTCATGTGCCATGTCCTCATTGCGGCGAGTCCCAGCCGCTGGAATGGGCGCAGGTTCGCTGGGACAAGGCGGAGGACGGCACGCATCTGCCGGAAAGCGCCGGCTATGTCTGCACAGGTTGCGGGAAAGAGTGGGCCGACCACGAGCGCATCGGGGCAATCCGGAGAGGGTCGTGGGTGGCGCAACGGCCGTTCAGGGGGCATGCCTCGTACCACCTCTCCGAGCTCTACAGCTGTTTCCGGAAATTGTCTGACATCGTCCAATCGTTTCTCGACAAGAAGGCTGCAGGTGACGTGCAGACGTTCGTGAACGTGTCGCTGGCCGAGACCTGGGAGGAAGAAGGCGACCAGGTCGAATCCTCAACCCTGATCGCTCGCGCCGAAGCGTTCGCGGCGCCCGCGCCCGCCGGCGTCGCGGTCATTACCGCGGGCGTCGACATGCAGGCCGATCGCCTCGAGGTGGAGGTCGTCGGGTGGGGCCTTGGCGAAGAGTCCTGGTCGATCGACTACCGCGTACTTTGGGGCGATCCGATGCGTCCCGAGGTTTGGTCGGCGCTCGACGATCTTCTAGACGAAACGTTCGAGCACGAGGTAGGCGCGAAACTGGGTATCTCTGCGGCCTGCCTGGACACGGGCGGCACCGAAGGCATGACGCAGGCCGCGTATGAATATGCGCGCGGCGGCGGCCGTCGCAGGCTGTTTGCCATCAAGGGCGTTGGAGGATGGGGCAGGCCGGTGGTCGGTCCGCCCGCGCGTAGGCGAGGGCGCCGCGTCCGGGCGGTGGACATCTTCCCGGTGGGTGTCGATGAGGCGAAGATGATTGTCAGCCAGCGCTGGCGCGTCGAGGAGCAGGGGCCGGGATACTGCCACATCCCGCTGGACCGGTCACCGGAGTGGGCGGAGCAGGCAACGGCCGAAGCGCTGCGACGGCGCGTGGTGAAGGGATTCACGCGGCGCGAGTGGCACAAGACACGCGACCGCAACGAAGCGCTGGACTGTCGGGTCTACGCCTACGCTGCACTGAAGATCCTAAACCCGAACATACCGCGACTGCTGAAGTCGCTGACGGCGGCACCGGCGCAGACGGCCGCGCCAGAGGCGAAGACGGTGGAGCAGGGGCAGACTGTCCAGAAGCGCAAGTGGAAGCCGCGCGCGCGCCGCCGTTGATCGAGGGCCGTCTTGTCAGATTATTTTCCGAGCGAAGTGTCCGCCGGGTCCGATTTTTCGGCGCGCGTGCTGCTGCCGGAGCGTCCGGCACCCTTGTGGACGGTCACAGCATTCCTGCGAGGCGTCATATCGATTGATATTCTCTCGATACCGGACGGCGCGGCGCACATGCTGGAAGCGGATGCGTCTGAAACCACGACGTGGCTTCCGGGCCGATACTGGTACGAGCTGCGCGCGACGGATGGATCGGACACCCTGACGGTCGCGCGTGGCGAGCTGACCGTGCGCCACGACATGGCCCTGCAGGGCGCCGGGTATGACGGCCGCAGTCACGCGCGGCGCGTGCTCGATGCGATCGAGGCCGTCATCGAAGGACGTGCGACCAAGGATCAGCAGAGCTACACGATCAATAATCGCCAGCTGGCGCTGACGCCCATCAAGGATCTTCTCATGCTGCGCGATCGATATCGCGCGGAGCTGCGCCAGAAGCGCGGCAAGGGCTATGGCCGCCGGATCAAGGTGGTCATGTGATGGCGGAGAAAACGACAGTCGGGCCACCCCGCAGTTTCCGCGCCGTGCGCAAGGCGATGCATCGCGCAGCGCGCGGTTTCATGGCCGCGCTGCCGGATCGGTTTTCGCAGAAGATGCCGACCGTCCCGGTGCCGATCGACGACATCGTTCGCCGTCATCAGAAGCCGCTTGTGGCCAGGGCGCGTCATCAGGCCATGAACAATGACTACATGCGGGCGTTCCTCCGCATGGCACGGCAGAACGTCGTGGGTTCGCGCGGGGTGACTCTGCAGGCGCAGGCGCGGATGGCGAATGGCCGGCTGTCGCAGCGCGAGAACGACGCCATCGAGGCCGCCTGGCACCGGTGGACGCGCAAGGGGCGGTGCGAGGTCACTGGGCGGCACAGCTTCCGGATGATGCTGCACGGCGCTGTCGCGACGGCCGCGCGCGATGGCGAGATAATGATCCGGCTGGTCTATGCCGCGGATGCGTCAGAGGACGGTTTCGCGGTGCAGGTGCTCGACCCGCAGCGATGCCCGGTCGACCACGACCAGGACAACATGCGCGATGGCGCCTACATTCGCAGCGGCATCGAATACAACCGCTGGGGCCGCCCGGTCGCATACCTGTTCACCACGCTCGATACCAGCGAAGCGAACTATCACTACGGCGCCAAGGCGTTCGTGCGGGTGCCCGCCACGGAAATCATTCATGCCTTCGTCGAGGATTTTCCAGGGCAGCGCCGCGGCCTGCCGTGGGTGGCGACGTCGCTGTGGCGCATGGGCCAGCTTACGGAGTTCGAGAACGCGTCGCTGGTGAACGCGCGCGAAAGCGCCAACAAGCAGGGCTTCCTTGAATGGGAAGAAGGTCACGGTCCCGATCCCGATGACGACGAAGAGGTCCTCATCGAATCCGAAGCCGGTACCTACCACGAGTTGCCGGCGGGCCTGCGGTTCAAGGCGCATGATCCGACGTACCCGTCGGGTGAATTCGCGGTGTTTCACAAGGCGATGCTCCGCGGCGTCGCTTCGGGCATGGGCGTGGCCTACAACAACCTCGCCACGGACCTCGAGGGTGTGAACTTCTCGTCCATCCGACAGGGGACGCTCGACGAGCGCGAACACTGGAAGGATCTGCAGGAGTGGCTGATCGAGTCCGTCGTGCATCCGATCTACCTGGCGTGGCTTCGGCAGGCGCTGCTGCGTGAAAGGATCGTTGTCGGAAACACGCCCGCGCGGCCTGACAGGTTCGATCGCTTTTCCCGGGTGGCCTGGCAGGGCCGGCGCTGGGACTGGATTGACCCCGGAAAGGATGTGCGCGCGGCGATCGAGGCCAAGAACAACCTTTTCACGTCTCCGGGGCAGATCATCCGCGAGCGCGGCCACGATCCGCAAACCGTCTGGCGTGAGATTGCGGCCGACATCGACGCCATGCGCGACGCCGGCATTCCCGAAGCCATCATCAACTCTCTCATCAGCACAGGAGGCGGCAATGACCGACCGCAAGACGCAGACAGCGCCGGAGCGGCCGGCGCAGCCGACGGAGCCGACGACGAAACCGACGGATGAGCGCCAGCATCCGGCTCACGGGATCGTGGGGCGAACGCTGACGCGCGCCATTACGGCCGAACAGATCAATCGACAGGCCAATGGCGCCCTGCGCCGGGTCGGCTCGGTGCGCAGCATCGATCAGGCGGCGCGCACGGTCGAGCTGGCGTTTTCGTCCGAGACCCCGGTGGAACGGTGGTTCGGTGAAGAGGTCCTGGTGCACACGGCTGCGGCCGTGCGCATGGATCGCCTGAACGACGGCGCTGCCGTGCTCATGGGCCACAACTGGGACGACCAGGTCGGGGTCGTGGAGACAGCGCGCATCGATAGCGACGGCGTCGGCCGCTGCACTGTGCGATTTTCGCAGAGCGCCCGGGCGTCAGAGATTTTTCAGGACGTGATCGACGGCATCCGCCGGCAGATATCGGTCGGCTACCAGGTGCACACCATCGAGGTGGAGGTGCGCGAAGGCCAGATCGATCTTGTTCGGGTCACGGACTGGGAGCCCTACGAGGTTTCTTTCGTGTCCATTGCGGCCGACCCGACCGTCGGCGTGGGCCGGTCAAGGGAAGCCATTGAAGCGCCAGAGGCACCGAGAACTGACACGGGGCAGGGTGGCTCCACGAGCAATCCGGCGGGCAGCCCGCCCGAGGGACGTGCAAGCAGGAAAGGGCAGCACATGAAAACGCGCATCATGCGGAACGAGGCGGGCCAGCTGGTTCGCGCCAAGGTGGACGACGACGGCAACATCGTCGAGACGATCGAGATCCTCGAAGAGGCGGGCGCGGAAACGCAGGCCGCGCGCACCGCCGCCCAGCAGGAAGAGCGCGCGCGTGTGTCCGAGCTGCGGCGCCTGGGCGAACAGTACAATGCCCCGGACCTTGCGCTCGAGATGATCGGGGACAGCCGTTCGGCAGAGGACATGCGCGAGGCCCTGCTCGAGCGCATGGCGCAGCGCACCGATGCCACGCTGTCGCGCAGCCACGATATCGGCATGTCGCAGCGCGAGACCCAGCGGTTCAGCTTCAACCGACTGATCCGCGCAATGGCCGAACCGACCAGCCGCGCGGCGCAGGAAGCGGCGCGCTTCGAGATGGAGGCGTGCGAAGCCGCGGCTCGCGACGCGCCGCATGGCGGCAAGGGGTTCGTCGTGCCGACCGACGTTCTGCGGGCGCCGATGGCGCAGCAGCGGGGCCCGGTTAACACGGGGGTGTCCGGCACGAACCCCGGCGACACCGGCGGCTTTGCCATCGCCACGGACTACATGGGTGGATCGTTTATCGAGATGCTGCGGAACAGCACTGTGTTCCTGCGCCTGGCGCGGCCGATGCAGGGCCTCGAGGGAAATATCGAGATTCCGGGGCAGTCTCTGGCGCCATCGGGATACTGGCTGACCACCGAAGACGAAGAGGCGACCGAGGACACGTTTGATCTCCGTCAGATCGCCATGTCGCCGAAGACTGTGGCGGCGGTGACTGGGTTGACCCGAAAATTCATCTTGCAAACGTCCCTTGATGCCGAAGCGTTTACGCGCGCGAATCTTGCAAGGGCAATGGCCTTGAAGATCGATCTCGCGGGTTTCTACGGCTCCGGCGCCGGCGGGGAACCGACGGGCATCGTCAACTACACCGGCGTGAACGCGATCGACTTCGACGACGGCTCGGGCGCCGACACCACGGACATGCCCAACTATGCGGACGTGGTCGAGATGGAGACCGCCATCGCGGCCGACAACGCGGATATCGGGTCGATGGCGTATGTCATGGGTGCCACGATGCGCGGGCATCTGAAAACCACCGAGAAGTTTGCCGGGTCGAATGGCCAGCCCATCTGGGAGACGGGCAACACCGTGAACGGGTATCGGACCGAGATCACTAACCAGATCGCGGCCGGTGACCTGTTTTTTGGTGCCTTCGCGCAGGCTGTTGTCGGGATGTGGGGTGGGCTTGACCTGATGGCCAATCCCTACAGCCACAGCCGTCGCGGGCGTATCGAGGTTTCGGCATTCCAGTCCGTGGACATCGCGCTGCTGCACGAACAGGCCTTCGCGTACGGCACCGACGCAACCGCAACCTGATCGGCCTGATCGCCACGGCCAAGGAGGCTGCCGATGCACATCAAGATCACTTCCGGCGTCATGATCGACGGTCGCATCGCCCGAAAGGGCGATGTGATCCCGGTGCCGCAGAGTGTCGCCCGCCGCCTGCTGGCACGGCGCAAGGCCATCGTCGTGGCGCATGACGAGATCGACGAACCTGGTGAGGCGCGCGATCTTGGCGACATGACCGTGGCCGAACTGCGGGTACTCGCCGACGAGCGGGGTGTCGAGCTTGCCAATGGGGCGCGCAAGCCTGACATCATCGCCGCGCTGGGCGCACAGGCCGACGGCGTGTGACATGCATCCGCGCTTCGACGATCTGAGCGTGTTTCTCGATACGGGAGACTTCGCCATCGAAGCGCGGATCACATTGCGGGACGGGTCGCACCGCGACGTGTCCGCGATCTTCGACGATCCGTTTCTCGAGGCCGAGCTGGGCGAATACCGGCTGGACACGTCGCAGCCCCGCCTGACCTGCCGTGAATCCGATGTCTTCGACATCCAGCGCGGCGACATCGTCCAGGTTGGAAGCAGGATCTTCGACGTGATGACGGGCGCCCAGGCCGACGGCACGGGCATGGCGACGGTGAAGCTCGCGCCGCGCCACGAATAAGGAACCAGACATGCTGCGCACGCTGATCGCCACGATCAAGAATCCGAACGGATCGCCAGTTTCCAACGCGCAGGTGACCTTCACGCCCCTGAACCGTCGCTGGGGCTACCTTGAGCCGGCGACAATCGCGCCGGGCGCCGTGGTGGCCGAAACCGACGCAACCGGCAGGGTGTGGGCGGACCGGGCCGGCGCTGTGCCGCTCCAACTCTACGATGATGATTACGAGGTCGTCGTCGTCACGCCTTATCGCCGTTTCCCGGCGTTCCGCACCGCGAGTCCCGGCGACATGCTGCGCGAGCTGCCGACGGTGATCGGTGTAATCGACGACGTGACGCTGCCCGGCGGCGCGGCGGATGTGACCATCGACGCGACTGCAGCGATTCAGGGCGCTGGCAACTGGTCGGTTTCCGGCGCTGGCGCAAGCATTGACCAGGCTGGGCGTGTTACGCTGACGACCGCGTGGGCGACAGAAATCGTCACGGTGCCGGTGACTGTAACCGGCTCGAACGATGTAGGCTCGGCGTCGGTGTCGTTCGACTTTACCGTGGGCGCCAGCGCACCGGCCGTGGTGACGCCCGGCCGCATCGAGATCGAGGATCTTGGCACGACCGTCCGTGCAACGTTCGTGGCGCCCGAGCTGTCGGGCGTGCCCGCGCCGACCGTCGTCCTGGCGGCGACGAACGACGGCGGCGCGCTGACAGTCACGGACGACGAAGCGATCATTCCCAAGGCGCTGTCGGTGCAGGCCCTGGCAGCGGTGTGGACCGTCACGAACACCGCGGGCGAGATCGACACCGACCCGGTCACCGCCTCCGTCCCGGCCTACACCGTTCCCGCGGCCATGGCCGCGCCGGTGCCCGAGGTCTTGAGCGCGAGCACGATCCGCTTCCCGCGAACGGCGGCGCCCGCGAACGGCGGCAACGCGATCACCGAGTATCGGCTCTACTACACCGTGGACGGCGTGCCGCAGGCCGCGCTGCTGGACGTGGGCGCCACGGTGGACGTGACCGATCTTGATCCCG